TTGTATGAAACACCAAGACCAGCTGGCATATATCAAAGCAGTCCTTGATAGAGACGGTAAGGTATCGAGAAACTGGGCACTACAAAGATACATTTCACGGTTGGGCTCTGTTATTTATAAGTTAAAACTACAAGGTTACGACTTCACAGGAGAGTTTGTAAAGACTAAAAGTAAGTTTGGTAGCGGGAAAGATTATATATACCGGCTAACAAAGAAGCCTAAATGAACCACGCATACGGTAGACACACACTAACCCAAGTATTCTGCCGGGTATGCAACACCAAGTTATTTACTGGGGATGAAAGGACAGCAGGGAACTGCAAGTGGTGTAGAATAAAACTCTGATGTGGAAAAGTGAAGTTACAGAACAAGACTACGCACGCTATCAAAAACTATGCGAGAGTGGCGTAGGACAGTATGTAGCCGGATTACTACTCCAAGGTTTTCACTGGAAGTCTAGTAAAAAGGACGTACTAAACGTCAAAGTAAATAATATAAAGCGGCGTGTGGATAAGAATTTTCTCAAATAAAACAGTTTGTGGTAAAATAAAAAAGAGCAATTAATAACTAAGAGAAAATACTATGCCTGAAGAAACAAATGTAGAAGCCCCAAGTGAAGCGGAAGTAACAGAGACGGTAGATACCGAGCCTACCACTGTAGAAACGCCTGTAGAGGCAGAAGGGGAAGTTAAGGAGCCTGTAGACGAGGACTAATTACCTTCTTGACCACTCGTCCCTAGGCGAGTAACCCTAAAATCCCGCACGCTCCTGCTGTTAGAGCAGTATGGAGCGAGTGGTTAGGATGGTACACAACATGCGAGCACAACTCATAGAAGCACTACAAGAGGGCTGTACAGAACAACAAGCTATTGAACGTATGACAGCAAACGGGATATACCATCCGTCTGTTGCAGAGAAATGTATACGAGTCTGGGGTGTAGAATTCCCACCAATACAAGACGATACTGAATAAATGTGGTACAATAGTTTTATATGACAGATACTCCAAAAGTACGGAAACGTGCCCCAAGACCAGGAGAGGGGAGACCAAGTACATATAGTCAAGAGTTGGCTGATAAGATTTGTGAGCAAATAAGCAACGGTTGGTCTATGCGTACAATTTGTTCTACTGAAGATATGCCAGCTATAAGTTCGGTGTTTAAGTGGTTGCGCGAAAATGAACAGTTTTCGTTACAATACGCGAGGGCAACTGACGAAAGAACCGAGACACAACAAGAACTTTTACTTGATATGGGAGACAAGGCTATTGAGCATGCAGAGGAAGCCGACCCTAAAGCTGCTGGTGCAGTTGTACAAGCATACAAACTCAAAGCTGACAATCTTAAATGGTCTATGTCCAAAATGAAGCCAAAGAAGTATGGTGATAAAATAGACGTAACCTCTGGTGGTGAAAAACTACCAACACCAATTTTAAATGCTGTACCAAACAACATCAGCACTACGCAAGATACAGAGTCTCTCTAAACGTGTCCGCGTCATACAAGGTGGCTCTTCTGCCGGAAAGACTATTGCGACTCTGTTAGTACTTATTGACCGCGCACAACGAGAGAAAGGCAAACTAATATCTGTTGTATCGGAGACTGTGCCGCACCTAAAACGTGGTGCCATTCGTGACTTCCTCTCCATTATGGAGGGACATGGATATTACAAGGATGAGCGGTGGAATAGAACTGACTTTATCTACACGTTTGAGACAGGAACAAAGATAGAGTTTTTTTCTGCTGATAGTCCTGACAAGGTACGCGGCCCACGCCGTGATATTTTGTTTGTAAATGAGTGCAATAATATTTCGTATGAGACATACACACAGCTTGCTATCCGTACTAAGGAGGAAATTTACTTAGACTACAACCCTGTTGTGGAGTTTTGGGTGCAGGATGAGATAGTAAATAAAGGTGTTGAGCATGATTTTCTTATTCTCACATACAAAAACAACGAAGGTTTGTCACAGAATATTGTTGATGAATTGGAAAGTCGTAAAGGTAATTCTGCATGGTGGCGTGTGTACGGTGAAGGGTTAGTTGGAGAATTAGAAGGTCGTGTGTATAAGAATTGGCAGATTATTGACGACATACCACATGAGGCACGTTTAGAGAGACACGCGCTAGACTTTGGGTTTGACCCCGACCCTGCTGTTATTGTTGATATATATTATTACAATGGCGGATATATTTTAGATGAAGTTTTATATCAAAAAGGCTTACATAATAGTGATTTAGCAAAAGCACTCAAGAACTTACCGTCTAAACTAACGATAGCGGATAGCGCAGAGCCAAAAAGCATATCAGAGTTATCTTTGTACGGTCTGACTGTACTTCCAACTCCAAAAGGTAAGGATAGTAAGAAATGGGGTATACAAGTAATGCAAGACCAGCAAATAAGTATTACCAAACGCTCTGTGAACGGGATAGAGGAATATAGGAAATATATGTTGGCACAAGACCTAGAAGGTAGATTTATTCCAGGAGAAACTATAGGACATGACGACTTTTTAGATGCCGCGCGGTATGGCATTTGTTCTCTTGTGCCTGTAATTCAACGTGCTGATATGTTAGCGAACATGCCACGATACTCTTACAAGGAGCGAGAAAACCCTGCGTATTAAATTGTGTTATAGTATTTACTATGAAAAAAGTATCTTCTAAAAAAATTACAGATGTGAAAGTTGCGCCACGCGTTAGTGTGTCACTCAAACTTGATACAACCGTGCTACAAGGCGCAGGTGCAACAGTACTTGAAGCTCTACGTTCTATTGAAAAACCTGTTAAAATAACCACAAAATCTGTTCTTACTGTCACTGATGGTACGAAGACACATTCACGCCCTCTTACCATTCCACGCGCTCAAAGATTGTTCTATCCTGCTGCACAAATATATATTGCTAAAGATTTAGCGTTGTTTTTAAAGTAATATGCGTAACGAATTTGCTGTTATCAGAGAACACAAAAAAGATACTACGTTGTATTTGTACGTTGACACTAAGAAAGCAATACTGCGTGGCATGAGGTGGGAGCAGTTGGGAGAATGGGGTAAGCGTAAGTTTGAAAATATGTTATTTCTAACAGTAATAAACAAAGAATATGTCAAAATTAGATACATCTAAATTAGGCCGTCCATTAAATGGTCGTATACTAGTTGAGCCTGACCCACCAGAAACTACTACTTCTTTTGGCTTGTTACTTCCTGAAAGCAAAGAGAAGCCACATACAGGCACCGTCATTGTAGGTAATAAAGATTTACAAGAAGGTGATAGAATACTGTTTAGCCTTTTTGGTTTGGATGAAATGAAACTAAATGGTAAAAATTATGCAGTAGTATCGGACAGTGCGGTACTTTTTAAGTATGAATAACGAAGATACAATTTTTGGTTTTATTAAAGAACAAGAGAGCAATTACACTCGCCCTGTTCCTGTTGGTAAGAAAGAGTGGTCGATGAAAGACCATATAGAACGGTCAACCGTATATCGTGACAGTGATATTGTCGGCACTAAGACAAAGTTTACGTTCATAAAGAACATTACGCGCCCAATTCTTAACCTACAGTATCGAACTGAAGATATCGACGTTAAAGACGTACAGATTTACGTTGACGATAAAGAGAAATACCACCTTTCTTTCTTGGTGAAGAAGTACCATGACGATGTATTTGTGCAGGAAAACGACCTAGATACATTTTTTGATAAATTAAATCAATCTCGGGTTGACTACGGTGGTGGTCTGTCAAAGAAGTTATCCACAAGTAGAGAAGTTGTCCCCTTGCAATCAATCGCCTTTTGTGACCAGACGGACATGCTATCTGGGCCTATTGGTATAAAACACTACTATTCTCCCGACCAGTTGCTAGCTATGGAGAGTAAGGGATGGGGTAATGAAGCTAACGGCGCAACAATATCCATTAAAGACCTTATTAAACTATCCCGTGAGGAAAAGAAGAGTAACAATACGGAAGGCCAAAAAGCCTCTACTCCCGGACGCTATATTGAGATTTACGAAGTCCACGGCAATTTGCCTAAGAAATATGCTGACCGTGAGGACACTTCTAGTGAGTATGAAACCCGCCTCTTTATTGTTGCGTTGTACA